TTGAGAATAAGACTTTAACTCCGGAGTTCGTTAAAGAGTGTCAAGAATTTGAGCAAAGAGTGCGCGAAGACAAGTTAATTTATAAAGATTTTTTGACTAAAGAAGTTTTTAAAGTAGATGAACTTAGAAACCAGGATAAACGCGATAAACCTAGAACGATAAGAGTTATGCCAATAACCAATATTTGGTACACTAAACGAATATTCGGTAATTTGGCTAGATATCTGAAGAAACACCGAGCAGAGAATGGTATTGGTTATGGATTTAATCCCTATATTGATATGGAACGCGTGTATAAGAAATTACGGACAATGGATTTGACGGGTGATTTGGATGCAGCTAAATGGGATGGTTCGCTTGTAGCTCTAATCATGGAAGCTATTCTAGAAGTTATGTTAGAACAATACGATGGTGAATTTAAATATATGGAATCTTATCTCGCCAAGAGCATCATTAGAACACTTGTCATTATATCCGATGAACTGTACGCAACTACTCACGGTTTACCTTCAGGAACATGGCTTACTTTGTTATTAAATAGCTTGTACAATAGAGCATTAGACGCTCTGGTATTGTATAGAAAACACCCTCAACCTACAGTAGCCTTGTTTCGAGACATATATTCCGAAGTTACAGGTGATGATAAAGTGTTCGGTATTCCCAAGCACTTATCGCAGTATGTTAATTTATTAACATATAAAGAAGTATTCGAATCGTTAGGAATGAAATGCACTAATGGAGATAAAAGTGAAATTACCAAACCTTCACAGAGTTTGGAGCGAATGACCTATCTCAAAAGGCATTTTAGATTCCACCCCATTTTGGAAAAATGGGTTGGACCTTTATCGATAAATACCATACTTAGTATCCCGCAGTGGATTAGCACCGATACAAACTATGAAGAAGCTATGGCCGGGAAAATGAGGGCATCGCAGGTCGAGGCTTATTTGCACTCCCCCGCGTTATTCAGAAGTTTAACTAACATTTACGGTGAAAAACTCGGTTATACAACAGAATTGTTTGACGAAGCTCGTGTTGTGTCTATTCTCACTTCACCGGATGGATATGCTAAAGTTTTGGAGATGTTGAACAAATTTGATTATACTTTTTAATTTCGTAAATTGTTAGTTTAGTTATATTTCGTTATTTGTAAATATTGTGTTATATTTTTGTAATTATTATGTAAATAGATGTATTAGTTTTATTATTTTGTGTTATTAATGTTTTTATGGTTTTGAAAAACCCGTGTGATGACGTTAACATTATTTAATATGTATTGGGTTATAAATCGCTTACTCCCAGCGATGCCACAGACATGTTATTTTAATATCGGAGTAATCCCCTAGTTAGTAATGCAGGGGTGTAACATCAATTACTGCACAACAACAACAACCAATAAATATAGATGAAAAATTTCTTGCGAAATCTCAAGCTGATTTCGAAACATCCTCTGAAGAATTGAAAACAACTGTAGCTTCGATTTCTTCAAATCAAATTCACGTTGCCGATTCGATCGCCAACCATATGTATACACAAGTTGACATACCCGAACCTTTTAGAGTGGATGTTAAGCCTTTTGTTGAACGTCCTTTTTATGCTGGGAATACTAAATTTACGACCAGTGATACGCGATATTCTATTTTACCGTGTAATATATTACACTTACCTGGTGACGTTATTCGATCCAATCCATCATTATTGAATGCGATGAAAATAGGTTCTTTGTATAGAGCTAATTTGGAGTTGAACATTACTTTAGCTGGTACAATTACCCACGCTGGAAAGATTTTAGCCGCGGTATTACCACCGTTACCCCCTGGAGTCAACACACTTTCCGGGGTTCAACTTATTAATCATGCACTTACTGGACCCCATGGAACTTTGAACGCTAACGAAGCCACTTCGATTACTATACCAGTTCCCTGGTATTGTAACGCCGATTTAGCAACATTGGATATGGATGATACAACTACTCCAACGTTAGACATAGTTCCGGTTAACGGTAACTACGCAACTTTCGCTTTAATTGTTATGAACCCGCTATCACCATCTGAGGGTTCTTCTCAGGAATTAACCGTAACAATTGAAGCCATTTTTAAGAATTTGGACGTCGTAGTCCCGACTCCAAGATTTGTTAAGTGGGTTCCGCAATCTTTCGGAAAAGCCACCGAAGGTCTGAAGAATTCAATTATGTCCCCAATAAAAACAATAACTGGTGATTTCATTGATAAAGCTGCCAATTCCCTGTTTTCCTGGATTGGGTTACATAATCCAAATAATTCGACCATCGCTGAGAGGGATATTCTTGCCACGAGAAATTTCCCAAATACGGCTGATGCACCACAATTTTTTGAAAAATTGGACCCCTATACCCAGTACGACAGAACTGTTCAATCTCCAATTTTTGGATCCGACGTGGACGAGATGTCCACAACTCTCGTTACTAATAAGAAGCAATTGGTAGGCTCATTCGTCGTTAAATCGACAGATCCAATTGGAACTTTATATTGGATTAGACCCATTTCGCCAATGCAGGGTGGTATAGATTATACAAATAATATACTATACTGCGCTAATAATTTAGAACTTATGCATTCGTTACATCGTGCTTGGCGCGGCGATTTAGAGATTTCAATCGAGTCAGTGATGAACAATAAACAGAATGTCAGGTTAAGGGTACTTAAAATGTATAATCCTACATTAGAC